TCCTCAAAATCAGGGGAGTGGGCTTCTTTTTTATTTTAAATCACTATATACTTATGATGTATAAGTACAGAAGCACTTGTAAATTTCCTATGCTTCTTAATATAGGGAACGAAATACTGGAGATTAGGCCGAATCAAATCTTAGAATCTCCAGTGAAATTAAGTTATCAGTACTTAAAACTCATACAGCCTGTCGCTGAAACTAAACCAAAGCAGAGGAAAAAAGCAGATGGCAATAATCGGAAGACCAACAGTAACGACCTACGGAAACAGCTTCTCGAATCTGGCGAGTCAGGATCTGAATGATCACAAGTCTCCTGATTTAGATGAGATTGATATTGATAACCTTAATAAGACTAAACAAACTGATCTAGTAGAGTTTACAGAATTTGAACAACAGGTAAGAGACTTTGTTCTTGCTTCTCTTGGGCATCCTGTAGTTCGTGTCGAGTTAGTTGATACTCAACTTAAGATGTGCATTGATGAAGCTATAACTGAGCTAGACTATCACGCCCCTCACTTTACAAGACAGTTCGCAGCATTCAATACTTCAAGTAACATAAATGTCTATCAGATTCCTAATTATATTCTAAAGAATCTCAGCTATGTTACTTATAAGAAGAGCCTACTAAGTATTCAGTCACAGGCTGGAACCTTAGAGTTTGATTTTTTCATCAAGTATTTCCAGGACAACTATCTATTCGACAACTTTGGAATAGGTGATTACTACCTTCTTCAATCTACGATGGAAACCACTCGTAGAGTTTTAGGACAAGACGGTGGGTGGGATATACTTGATGGTAAATACCTTCAACTTTATCCAACTCCTGCAATAGGTGATGTCGCTATTCTTGAATTCCGTGGAATAAACTCTATGACTATGACACCTAAGATGCGTAACTGGATACAGAGATATGCTACAACCTGTGCCAAGATGCTTCTAGGTCAGATTAGAAGTAAGTTCGCAGTCGTCCCTGGGCCAGGAGGAGGAACTCAGTTAAACGGAGCACAACTTGTACAGGAAGCTATACAAGAAAAACAAGTTCTCAAAGATGAACTCATGAATGAGGTTGAGGAGCCTCCCATGTTTACCACAGGCTGATGGCAAAGAGATTCAAAGTTAATAGACAAATGCCTAGCCTTCCTAAGCTGGAGGGTGGTACTCCTTTGTCTTTCTATGACCCTAACAATCCAGATGTTAATCTTTTTAATCTCATAGATGACGAACTTATTAGGATTTCAGGATCTCCTCTAAAGTATTTCAAAGCTTATATTGAGAATGACTACGATGAAGTTTACTTAGAGGCTAAGAACAAGACAGTAACCTCAGAGCCCCTACTTGTATATGGTCATTATGAGCCTTCTGTAGTAGAGGAAGTTCTATCTAACTTTGGTATTGAGTTGACCAATGATCAGATGTTTGTGTTTAATAAATCTTACATTGAAGCCGAACTACACAGAACACCTAAACCGGGGGATCAAATACAACCGCAATTCCAGAACCAGAAGTATGAGATAACTGAGGTTCAGGAAGATAGCTTTGAAATGTATGGTGTGTACCACCTTGTATGTACAGCGAAACTTCTCCGCGATGACGAGGAGACACAGAACCAGCCTCTTACTGATAGAGCAGATGATATTGGAGGATATTTAGACATTGAGTGATTATATTGAAAATGTTTTTTCCGGTAAGACTATCCCTGAGCTTTTATCAGAGATGTTAGAGAGGACTGATGTAGAGCTTTCAGCCCTTCCAGTAGGAAGAAGCTCAAATGAGTTATTCCAAAACAGAATTTACCAGATCATGAAGGACGCTAGATTTTCCAACAAGATATACAAGGAGGTTCTTAGGGCATTACTTTCCCAGTTTAACTTGTATTATGTGGATGATCAAGAAAGAGTTCAGACTGTAAAGATTCATCATGGAAGGTCAGAAAGAGCAGTAGCTAAGATGTTCCAAGAGAATAATCTTATCCTTCCTTATGCCTCTGTAATCATGACCAATGTTGCTGAAGACTCTGGTAAAAGGAGATTTGAGCCTGTCCTTATTCAGAGAAAGATCTGGAATGATGCTACACAAAGAGCGGAGAGGATCATAAGCTTTGCTGATGTACCTGTTAAGCTAGAATATTCCCTAAACCTATGGACAAAGTATGTCTCAGATATGGATCAGATCGCAGCCTCTATACGAATGAAATTCAATCCAAGCCTTAATCTAATAACACCTTTCTCAGAGGTGGTTAAGAGCTTCCTAACTTCAGAAACTGATGCATCTACAGCAGAGGTAGGAGATAAAGAGGACAGGTTAATCAGAAAAACTTTTACCTTATCTGTGGAGGCTTATATCCCTAGCCCTAAATTCAAAGTTACTAACACTGGGAAGATTGAATACTTTAATACTGAGGCGTGGTTTATGCCCTGAAAAAAGTTTTCAGAAATATAGTTTTGGAGCGGTATATAGAATAGGAGTTATACAATGATGAAATCAATTACAAATAACAGTCTTCAATCCTTTGATGTCTTTCTCATGACTGAGAGAGGTATTGAAACCGTTTGGATGACCCCTAAGAAGACTATTGTTGTCCCTGAGTCCTACATCACGGATCAAATCAAAAACTGTGCAAAGCGCAGAATCTTCAAAATTAAAAACGCTTGAGGTAATATAAAATGGCAAACTTCGTCAGTCCCGGTGTCTATGTAATCGAGAAAGATCTTTCCGATTACCCAGTTTCTATCAACCCTTCAGTGGTTGGCCTTGTTGGCTTCGCTGATAAGGGTCCTGAGAATGTCCCAACGCTTATCACTAGCCAAGAGGGTCTTGTTAAGACCTTTGGTAGACCTTCTGAAGGTATCTACGGTCAAGGTCTAGAAGGTGCTATCGAAATTCTTGAGGCTACCAACTCAATGTATTTCGTTAGAGCCATTGATGAAGCTACTAAAGCTGACGCTAGTGCAGTTATGCCATTAGGTGCTCCTCCCTGCATTCAGGTTGTTGCAAACGACTATGGTAAGGATAACCCTCTCTACCTTAAAGTTCAGGTTACAAATGCCTCTGGAACTCCTCAGTTTGCAGACTTAAGATCCTTCGCTATTCCAGCAGGAACCGCAACCGAGCAAGTCTATGCTCTAAATCAAACCATAGGCGGTGGACTGAGAAGCTCTAAGGTTGCTTATCACTATGACCCTACTGACATTGCTGGATCAGGTGGCTGGATAGTTGGTAGCTACGCTGGTTCAGGCGCAACCCTTACCGTAAGTGCTTTCTCTGATAACACTTACACCACTCCCATCAATGCCCTTCTCCCTGTAAATGTCAGTGGTTTTGCACTAACTGGAACACCTGCCGCTGGATTAACTGTAAGCGGTTATTCCTTCAACTCAACTGGGTCCAACTCTATGTCCTACTTCGTTGAGTCTCTTTACGCTGGTGCTGGTTACAACTACGGTTTAATGACTAACGGTTCCGTCTCAGGTAACTCTATCGAGATTGTTCCTGGTGGTGGTCAGACCATTAGCTTACAGGTAAACGATGCTGGAGCAGCCGCTGAAACTTTTGATATCTCTCTCGTAGCTTCCGGCGCTTTCATTGAGGATGTAATTAACACTGGTGAGGTTGATCCTAAGTCTCAGTACATTAAAGGAAACCTTTACTGTGGAGGATCTGATTACGACGCTACTGGCCTACCTTTCTTCTTCAACAAAGCACAGTCTCTTGGTTGCGCTAACACCTTGAAGGGTACTGGTGGAACTTATGTTGGTAAGAATGCTGCTGGAGCAGATGTTGATGCAATAGGTGTTCTAGCCGACAACCTCAACCCTAGATTCCCCAAGCTTGAGGGTGTAACTGTTCCCATGGCTGGTGGTGATAGTGGTATCCCAACTACTTCTGGGGGCAAGGCTACAGCCCTTATCGGTAACACTGCTGACAAGACTGGAATCTATGCCCTAGATGACGATCTTCTAAACATTAGCATGGCTGCTGTTCCTGGCGTATCTCTTCAAAATGTTCAGGACGGTTTAGTAACTCTTGCAGAAGATACTCAAAACTTCATAGCTGTCGTGTCTCCTCCTTACGCAGTCGGTGGTGTTCAGGACGCTATTGATTGGTCTAACGGCCTTTCAACCTACAGAACTAAAGCTATATCCAGCAGCTACGCAGCTATCTACTGGCCTTGGGTAAAAGTTTACGATCAGTTCTCCCAGATTGATCGGTGGTACGACCCCTCCATCTTTGCCATCCGTCAGATGTGCTACACTGACGAGGTTGCAGAGCCTTGGTTTGCCCCTGCTGGTTACATTAGAGGTAGACTTAACAAGCCTGTTGATTCTGAGGTCGCTGTAAACCAAGGTGACAGAGACGCCATGTACAGCGGCGGTAATGTTGTTAACCCTCTCGTTAACTTCCCACAGCAGGGTCTAACAATCTTCGGTCAAAGAACTGCCCAGAGAACCCCCTCTGCTCTTGATAGAGTAAATGTTCGTAGAATGATGATCATCATTCGCAAGATATTACTTGCCTCCACAAGACAGTTTGTCTTTGAGCCCAACGATGCTACCACTTGGGAGCGCATCGTAAATGTTGTACAACCCCTACTTGACGATATCCGCAGAAGAAGAGGTATCACCGAGTTCAAGGTTGTATGTGATGAAACCACCAACACTCCACTACGAGTTGATCGTAACGAGCTTTGGTGCAAAGTATTAATCAAGCCAACCAAGGCAGCAGAGGTTGTTGTCTTTGAACTTAACCTAGTTAGCCAGTCGGCAACTTTATCTTCCTGATACATAGAGGATTAGAAAATGCCTGTTAGAAATTCTTACTACGCTACACAATTAAACAGAGATCTTTCAGAGTCTGAAGGACTTCCTGTTATCTCCCAAGACCTTGATTCAGTAAGGACTTACCAGTGGGAAATAACTTTCTTCCCACCAAATGAAATCGAGGTTCCTCAAACATTCTCAAAACCTCTTACCCTAGCCGCAAAGCAAGTTAATGGCATCGGTTATCAGGTAGAGGATATTGAGATTGGTAGAGTTAACGATAAGGTTTACTACCCTGGTCGCCCCTCTCAGGAGGAGCTAGTAGTAACCTTCGATAACCTTCTTGCAACCAAGACAGGTCATCAGCTTTACAAGTACATGAGAACTGTATTCGATCCTATTACTGGCGAGTACGGTTCAGCTTTCCTACAATCTCCTGGCCTCTTCAAGCTTAACGCAGAGCTTATCGAGCTTAACGGTCGCAACGAACCTGTGCAGCTTGTAAAGTTCAAAGGTCTATACCCAAAGAAGTTTACAAAGGCCGAAAAAAACTACTCAACCAATGAGTTCGACACTATCGAAGTAACCTTTAGATACGATTTCTTTATCATAGAAGGCGACACAACAGCGTGATAAATAGATAATGTAGTATGACCCAACCCAGCTACAGTGTTGGGTTGGGTCTTTTCTTATATAATAATACAATGAAGTTTGCACGATTACTTCTGGAAAGCTACTCCAAGTTGCATGAACAACAACAGGATGTGATGTCTTTTCTTACAAGCAAGGCACCCCAATGGGATCCTAATAGCGGTATACCTAGACCTCAATCTATACCTGTAGAATCTCCAGGAAACCCAGGAGCAGAACCAGTTCTTGTGGGTGTAAACCAAAAGGGAGAGATAAAGATTGAAGGTGGTCCTTTAGGAACTCAGATTGTAAATGCAAACAAAGGGGCTAAACCAAACGCCTTAGCTAAACTAGAAGCTTGGTACATGGGAGAAGAAGAAGGTGGAGAACAAGGTACAACTGAACAGGTAGACCCTATTCTCAGTAGATTAAGTGAGCCAGATCAAGCTAGGCTAGAACAGCTTGAGCAATCCTTCCCAGGCATCACAGAGAAGTTCAAATCAATCCTAGAAAGCTCTAATGGTCTTGTAGAAGATGGTATTATGTCAGAGGCTGAAGTCCTCCAAAGGATTCTTGGAGGAGCTTCTAGAGGGTCTTTAGCATGGAACCTACAGAAAGAATTAGAAGGCGGGTCAGTTAAGTTTGAGAGGACTGATTCTATAGGATTTGCTTTAGATGATATAGATATTCTTGATCTATCAGGGTCTATTGACATGATGGATAAGTTGGGTAAAGCCTATGCCAAGTCTAGACGATGTGAATATGATGCTGATACTATGCGTGATGTATCCAACTTAATACGCAAGGACCCTAAACGAAATTCTTATTTCTTTGCTTCTCCTTTAGACGGTAAAAGGTTTGGTGTGTCCTTATCAGTAGCAGATCTCAATCCTATAAATCTTATGGCTAATGAGTATAACAAAAACCTGACGGAGATTTGCGGTGATAAGGTTGAGGATGGGGAGCAGTACTTAATTAAAGATAAAGAGATTCGTGCTAACTACTCGGATAACCCTGGAAACATCAGTAACATCGTAAAAGAGTCCAGTGAAATGATTCAGATCGCTGCTTTTTATGCAGTAACAGGAGATAGGGTAAAGGCATCTGAAATTATTACAGATCTAGTTTCACGCTTTGGAGCACAAGCATTCAATGTTCTCAATATGAAAAAGATGGTAGAAGCTGGTGAACATGTCCTGGATGAGAAGTATCAAGAAATGCTGGAGTCTATGGAGTCTTTAGGAATCAACCTCGCTAGTGATGTGGAGGCTGCTGTACGAGGCCCATTAAAAACTTATATGATGCAGTCCATGAAGTTTACTCAAGAACTTAATCCAGACTATGCTGCAAGGGTTGGAGGTGTAGCAGGTAAAGGTGACAAGTCTGATGTTGATTATGTTCTTCGTGAACGACCTGAGATGTCTTTACCAGAAGGGACTGTGTTAAAAGTCAAATTTGAGAACCTTGCTCCTGAAGTACAAAAGACTATAAAAGAATCTGGTGATGAGATACAGGATGATTATTGGCTGGTTGGTGACTCATTAAAGACTTACATTAACGAAGGTGAGGTTAAGCTAGGTACAGCTAATAACACTGGTGGTGAAGCAGCAAGACTTATAAAAGACGGCGACTCTCACGGAGATTTCATATGGAGCCAGCTTGGTGTATCGGATAAGGATAAGTCTGCTGCTAAACAAGTTTTATCCAAAATGAAACAAGCCTCGGATTCTGTATCTAAACTAATGACAAAAGACTTTAAGACAGGATCTATGGGTGTAAAACAAGCTAGATCTTTTGTAAGAAAACAAGTACAAGAGATGTTAAGCCAAGCTGGAATCACAGGAGAGGAGAAAAGAATAATTAAAGCTGCTATGGATATGTATGAGAATGAAGGACCCTCTGGAGGTAAGAAGGCAGCAGGTTTAATTGATAGAGAGGTACAGAGATTAATACTGGAGCAAGGTATTAAGAGGAAGAGCAACGGTAAGGTTGATAAAAATAAATCAAGAGGCTCATTAGTAGCTTTTGCAGCACTACAAGCCTCTATGGGTATGGATAGTACAGGTAAGAACCCTATGTCATCTATTCATATTCTATCCACAGGTCGCACAATCAGAGAGAATCAAAACAGTATGATCCTAGAACCACTTAAAGATTTACTGGATCCTGATTCACCCAGAGGATTAAATATAGGAGCCTCTAAGTGGACTGTAGATAGAGATGGTTCTACAGAGTTTAAGGCAGGTAAAGGAAAGTCGGAGGGTAACTCTTACATCAATACCCGTTACCTTAAATAGAAGAACTGATTATGTATCTTTAGAAGGTCATCCATGTAGAGCATAATATACTCTTTACCTTCTTTACTTATTAATGTACTATATGAATCAGTATAGTT